GTTTCAATCACTTTGTTGTTATTGATGGTGATGTTTACCACTACCATCAAGGAAATCCATCGGGTTGTACGATGACAACCATTTACAACACGATTGCTAATTGGATTCTTTTGTACTACGCTTGGATTAAGTTGTCTATTGCTAATGGTGTTGCTGTTGATCGTGCTGTTTATACTCAGAATTGTGTTGTGCATGCTTACGGTGATGATTTTATTGCTTCCGTGTCTGACAAGGCCGAGTGGTTCAATGGAGAAACTATTCCACCAGTTTTGGAGGTGTGTGGCGTGAAGGCCACTGCACCTGATAAGACTGAGTGTAAGAAGTTTATTCCGTTGGATCAGTTGACTTTTCTTTGTCGTTATTTTGTTCCCAATCCTTTTGAGGGACCGAAATCAATGTTTGTGGGCCCTTTGCCCAAAGAGTTGATTGAGGATATACCCATGTGGTATTATAAAGGAGCCGATGTGTGCGATTACACGTCGACTATTCGAACTTGTGTTCGTTCTGCTGCCCTTTGGGGCCGTGAGTACTTTGAGAAGTACTTGCTGTGTCTTCGTAAAACGAAGACAGGCAGAGAGTTTCTTGACAAGCTTGATGTTGATAGTATTTTCCGGGATGTTTCTCGACCCTATAGAGCGGGCAACGAGATTTACGTCCAACGTGTAAAGGAGTTCTTCGGTCCATCAATAAAAGACCGTGTGGAGATCTCTCCGGAATTTAACCAACATTTCAAGTTTGCCAATTGGGATTTTACAAACTTCTACGCCGCTCTCGGTTTTGAGGCCGCTAAGCTCGTAGGAGATGAAAATCCTGCTAGGTTTTGCACGTATGCTACGCGCAAGGCCCAGTTTGAACTTTCCAAATTGTATTCAGAAATGAGTTTCCGCTGGGAGGAGAAGACGTTGTTTCGTGCAGTGTACAAGATATACGAAGCCAAGGTGCAGGATGCCTCCTTTAGGGATGCATTGTTCGCAACTGGTGATAGTGTGCTTGTATACTGGGCGAAAGATGGGCTTCTTGGTGCTGGGATTGCTCCCAATAACAGCCCCAAGATGTATGCTTCTTATCCTGGCAAGAATGTGGTGGGTGTCGTTCTCATGGAGATGAGAAGACGTTTTAGTTTAAACAATTGAGTGCTAATTGAAAGATTTGTGTCTCGCAACGAAATATATCCGCAATTGTGTTGTTTGTGTGATTTCTATTGTTAATTTAGTATGGCTGAAGGTAGCGATATAGGTAGTGGAGCCTCTAGGGCTCTTGATGATTGTCGAGTTGATCTTAATTTGACGTCCGGTTCTATGGACGTCGTTAAGCTGCGTGAAAATATGTCTACTGGTAGTATGCAAGCCACTGCCAACACATCCATTATGGATGTGATGAAGCATGAAACTGTTTTGTTTTATGGTTCTGTTGCCCCTAGTGCTACTAGAGGTTCTTTGATCTATTCGACTCCAATAGATCCGTCCCAGTTTTATACTGGAACTGCCCCTTCTCGAGTCACTTGGATATCCAAACTTTATCGTTTTTGGCGTGGTGATATCAAGTTCAAGTTTGTGTTTACTAAGACAATTCTGCAACAAGTTAAATTTCTTGCTGTGTTTGTTCCTAATGCATCTCCAACTGATCCTCCCCCATCTCCAGATAACGCCTTCTTTTATAACCATAAGGTTCTTATGAATCCGGCTAATGAAACAGAGTGGTCTTTGGATGTTCCTTATGTATCTGATCGCCCGTTTAGAGTTATGGGCGATCAAACTGGTATGTTGTATGTCATGTTGTTTCAAAACATGGCTGTGTCGAATGCTGATTCCTCAGACATTTACATGTCTATTTTTGTCTCAGGAATTTCCCTCCAATTTCATGAACTTGTTCAATTACCACCCATTGCCGGTGTGAATTCTATCACCCCTGGCAATTCTTTTATTATACAGTCCTTTGCTGGTGCAGCTCCAAATCCTGGTAATACAGGTACTAAGACTTTTCTTTCTGATAATCTAACCACCCTTGCCACAGCTCTTGGAACTGATACTGATACCGCAACTTTTGCGGTTACTAATGGACAGTGTATTGCTGCATCTCCATTAGTCAATGCTGAGGTTTTGTATAATCCCTCAACTATGCGTACAATTTCAGGTTCTCCTGCTGGTTTGTGTGTTTCTACTCGTACTATCATTTGTTGTCAAGCAAGTGTTGCAACTGGTGTTCCTTTTGGAACAGTTGCTTATCTTACTGTCAACATTTGGCCTGACTTTTCATACACAATTTCGCCAGCATCGGCTTCAACTGTTTGTACTTATCAGAATACTGCTGCTATAGTTGCGTATAATGCTGTTTTTCCATCAACTTTCACTGCTGTGACTGCTGATACTGTGTTGACCTCTAGGGTTGCACAGCTTGAAACTGCTATTCGTGAGTTGTTAAGAGCTAACAATCGTAATTAAGTTTAATAATTTCATTATTACCATGACTGTAATTTCTGAATTAGGTTCTGAGTCGTCGATTGTTGAGCTTATTAGTGAGCTCAAGAAACCTAAGCCATCGTGTTTAAAGCGTATGCAGTGTTGTTCTCTTTTCTTTAAGATTTTGTTTTTCACTGTTGTCTTTTGTGTTGCTTGTTTTATTGTTTATTATGTTTATTCGTGGTTGTATGGAACAGGTGGATTCTTTTCTACTATATGGTCAGCTGGTTCTACTGCTCTTGCATGTGTTACTTTACAGAGTTCATGTTGGCATTGGAACAATACAGCCTATAAGGTCGATAATGATCCTAAGTTATTTACTTTTGTCGAGCAGTTTCAGCATTGTCAAGCTTCTATGCACAAGCAGGTCTTTAATGAAACAGGTTCCTATTTAGATCATTTTATATTAGCCGCGTGTGATTGTGATGTTAAACCGCTTAAGTTCAAGCAAATTCGCGATAATTGCACCTTTGATGGTAAATGGAACGAGGTTGCGTCTCATTGTGCTTTACTTGACTCGAAAGAGTGTAAAGAGCACATATTGAATAGACCCAATTTCCAAAATTTACCTGGTGCTTTTAAACGTGAGGAATTACCCAAACCTGCTATTTGTTCTTCGCCTATTAGGTACTTTGGTTTTATTCCTATGATTTTGTCTGGAACTAGGTGTTAGCTAGTCCTTTAATAACTTTAAACAACCATTTCTTGATTGAAAACGATACTATGTCTTCTCTTGTTGGACGTGTTGTTGCAGTGTTGGAAGTATCTGCTGATTGGGTTTCGGTTCAAGAGATTCTTGGTTATTGCCAAGATCGCTCGAACTCAACTCTATTTGAGGTAGTTGCTGTACTTCAGCAACTATTCTCGAATGGTGTTATTGTTCGGAAGATTGAACCTGGAGGTCACGAGTTTTATAAGAAAACTGTGGCCCCCAGGCTACCTGAGTTCCATTGTGAGCTTTGTAAGGTGCAGTGCAATAGCTACGCCCAATACGAAGCTCACATTCTTGGTCATCAGCACGTGGTTAACACCCATGCCCTGAGGACCGGAACGCGAGATCGAACTCAGTGGTTCACTTGTGGTTTGTGCCACAAGAGAATGAATTCTCCCGAGCAAATAGCTACGCACATGACAGTTTGTTGTGCGAAAGCTGAGGAAAAGCAG